CCGTAGAATTCTGGCCTGACCATTTTCTTGGCGTAGCGAGTCATTACACCTTTACGTGGAGTAAAGTTAGTTGGGTCATAGACCAACGGAGTCATTATAAGAGGTACATACGGAGCATATACAGCACCTGTTTCAAGGAAATTACTTCCTCTGAAACCGACTAAGATTTGATTCTCAATCATGTATGGGTTCTTATAAACAGTATATCTGTTGTTCAATTGACCAACCTTCTGAACGCCCATTGCGTAAGAGGTGTTGGTTGCATTACCATCAGTATCAGCGGCGTAGCCAGGGATACTTTCGATGATAGTTGCAGTTTCAGGAGAAACTACGATGAAGTTTGCACCACCACGTAGAGTCTTCTGATGAATTGCGTTACTTACAGCTTGTATCTTGTTACCAAGAGTCTGGAACCAAGTTCCTTTTGTGTAAGCGTTAGAGTTACCAGATGCTTCAACAAATAATCTAGATGCTGAGTCATACTCGTATCCAGGTCTAGCACTCCAGCGTTCCTGTTTAGCAGATTCGTTAACTAACAACATATCAAGTATTTCCAAATCAATTTCCATTGAGATGTATTCACTTAACATTGCTGTTAATTCGGCTTCTGCATCAACACTATGATAAGCGTTAAGGTCTTGAGCTAACTCAGGAGTCCATACAGCTTTCAGTTTACGTGTTTTAGCAACGATAGAGACATTACGCATTTGGATATCAACTTCGGGTATTCCAGCTGCTGTAGTGGAATCACCACTTGTGGAAGTATCTTCAAAATCTCCACGAGTTGTATCGGTTGGTTGTTTGTGATATTTAACACCAATACCTGTAGCCGCTCCAGTAATATCCGCTATAAACGAATATGTGGAAGCTGCTGCACTGTATTTAGTATGTGCGGGGTAGTATGCGGCTACTCCAGATCCAGAAAGTTCAAATGCACGAACACCAGAATGATCTGGGTTTGTGAATGCACCTGTACCTACAGTAACTTTAGATAAAGTTCCTGCGGAAACAGAAGCTGAAAGATCAGGTTCGAATTCAACATCATCCCAAACAACAGAACCAGTAGTATATACCGTAGCACTTGCAGTACTACCTGATACTAATGTTCCAGTTGCGGAATCGTTGACGGAATATCCGAATTTACCAGCACCATAAAGTCCACCACTAGCATCAGCGTTTGATGCAGAGGTGTCACCATGGATATCACCACCGACTGCATGTGCTGCTGTCTGTAATGTTCCATATTTGAAGTCAAGATAAAAGATCAGTCCACTTGGAAGGTTCATAGGTTGGACAGAAACGAAGTCCTGTGCTGCTAATTCACCAAAGATTCTACGAACCAGTGGTAATGCAACTCCAGACCATTCTTCTGTACCAGGGCCACCAACTCTTGATGTTTCATCAATGAGCTGTTTAGCTTGGTTTTCCAACAGTTGAGCCATATTGTGAACTTTATCTTCTCTATCAAGACCTTCTAATAGACCTGTGGCTTCCCACTTCGCGACGAGCTTTTCTGTTTCTTTCCTACGCTCGACGGAAGGGCTATAGCCGCCCATTATATTTTCAATTGCCTTAAGTGACATAATAAGTTCTCCAGTTTACTATTAAATAATCTTAGCTAACTTCTGAAATCTATCTTTCATAGAATCGCCTTCAGAAATTACTTCCTGTTTCGGTGATTTTGTTGAAGCGACAGGTTTAGATGCTGAGCCTTTAGATTCTTTAACAATTTCGGGTTTAGCTTCAGAATTTGCTCCGAAAGATTCTGCCATTGTACTATACACTAGCTTAACCTCACGAATATTCTTAGCTCTATCAAAGGTTTCAACTACTTTAACTTTCTGACCAGTATTCAAACCAAACACTCTAAATAGTTTGTTTGTGAATAATAGTTTTGCGTTAAGTAAGTTGACTTCGTTCAACTTAGAACGAAGATATTTTACGACATTGCGATGCTCGTCAAGATCGGATTTAAGTTGAGAAACTTGCTCTTGTGCTGCTTCAGCTTCTTCTTCTTCACCTTCTTCTTCTTGAAGTGCTTTTATGATTTCTTCTAAGTCGATTTCCTCTTCAACATCCGTTACAGCATCCTCTTGTGGGGGTGCTAGTGGATCGTCAGCGGATTCGGCTAGAGATGCTTCATCTGCAGGTTCGCCTTTTTCATCTTCAGGATTTTCACTTCCTGCTTCTGGGGCGTCTGCTGCTGCAGGTTCTTCAGAGCCTTGGCCTACTTCAGACGAATCTGATGCTTCAGCGGCTGGTTCTGTGTTTTCTGCATTTCCGATATCAGAAGAATCAAGAGTTTCATTAGAATCGTTATCGGGGGAAATTGTATCAACTTCACCTTCGGTAACTTGTTCGTCTGTAGGCTCTTCTTCTTCAGCTTCTTCTTCATTAAGCTCATCTTCAAGTTCTTTCAATACTGCTTCGAGGTCTAGATCAGCGTCAGAAACTTCTTCGTGGCCATCTTCAACATCCTCTTCAGAATATTCTTCTTCCACTTCAGCTTCTTCTTCAGAAACTACTGGTGCATATTTAACACCATTGATTTCAATCACGCCTTCTTCTGCAGGTATTGCGACTTCTTCTTCATCCTCATCTGAAAATTCAGCTGGAACTTCTTCAGGAGCAACTTCTTCATCTTCATCAGAAAATTCAGCAGGTGCTTCAGGAGCAACCTCATCATCTTCTGCTGAGAATTCAGCAGGTACTTCTTCAGGAGCTATAGCAACTTCTTCTTCATCTTCGTCTGAAAATTCAGCTGGTACTTCTTCATCTTCTACTTCTGCCTGAATCTTCTTTGAAAGCATAGATTGTAGGCGAGGAGTGAAAGCTTCTTCAAGTGCCATTTTAGCGTTTGCTAAGGCTGTTTCGCGAACTTGTTTTGCGTCTGCAATGGCTTCTTTTAAAAGATCATCCATTGTTTTTCTCCTAATTAATTAAAAACTAGATAAATTACCTAATTTAATTTAATTATTTGTTTGGATTTAAAATAGTTATTGGGAACTATTATGTGATTAGTTTTAAGGTACACTATATGACGGGATGGTTATCCCAATAGTGTATTTAGTTTTATATAAATATATATTTATTTAGGAAAACGTTCAAAAATTAGAAGTTTTTATCGTTTTCTACTTGCATATCTCGTAAATTTCGTGCTTTTGCCCTTAATACCATCTTTCTCTTCTTCAAAGAGGGTTTTGTATAGTATGATCTCTCACTTAAATCATACAATATTCTGGAATCTTTTATCTTCCGTTTGAATATTCTTAAAGCTTTTTCTACATTATTATTCTTTACTTTTACTTCTATCAAGTGTAACCTCTATTATTTATATAATTATTTTTGCCATCTACGATCAAATTGTCGTAAACTAACTCTTTTAAATTGTTTTTTTATTTCTCTATATGGATCATATATTTTTGGTTTAATGGATTCTGTTATTGGTTTATACTTCTTACCATCTATTGTAATTTCACCCATATCACCAAATTCATCTTCCATATCTTTCATTGCTTGTGCTCTAGCGGCTTCTTCATCATCGGGGTCTCCACGAGTAGGATCATCATCAAGTGCTGTATCTAAGTTATCAATATCATCGGGGTCATCTTCAAAATCTCTACCAGGAGCACCCGTAAGAGATGAACCTTTCTCAGAGTCGTCTTCTGGAGTATCATCAAGTTCACGAGAACCTGGTACTACTCCCATATCGTAATCATCTTCGTCATCGTCAAAATCTCTTTCGAAATCTCCACCACCTAATTTACCTACTGGTTCTTTCTCTGGTTTCTCTTCTTTATCTGGGGTAAATTTACCTTTTTCATCATCTTTACCTTTTACATATTTTCCATCATCTGTTTTTTTGAAAGTGGGTGCAGTTTTATCATCTTCTTTACCCTTTTCTTTATATTTTCCCCAACCAACGGATACATACTTATCATCATCATTTGTTGGGTCAGCTTCAGAAACTACAGCGTGACCGTCTCCACAATCTTCGTCATCGTAAGATTCACCCATATAATCTTCTAACGTGGGTAAGGATTCACCAAATTTTCTATTAGTCCAAGTGGACTCTTTTAATAGTGGTTTCATTTTAATCATTATCATACTCCAAAGAATAATCTTCATTTCCAAATTTATCCCAAGATGCAACTGCACCATTGAAATCTTCATATTTTTCGCCTGTATTAACCACTCTCTTTATCACTTGTAATCTTTGTATATTTTTATCCCTATCACCTTTATATGGATCGTCTGCGGTTGGATAACTTAACTGTCTATATCCACCCTTCTCGAACCAAGGTTCAGGTTTATTCATATTTACACCTAATACGCGGTCTTTACCTGCTAATGTCCATCCAGTATCGGGTTCTCCACCATCTGCTTTATATGATACAACATTAGTTGAAACTTCTTTCAAAATGTCCATCAATTTAATCACTCTCGTTATCACCCTGCCAATTTTTATCTATATAATTAAAGAATTTTGATTTTGCCTCATCACCCAATTCATCAGGAGAACCAACACCAAACTTCTTTAACGCGGCTTGAAAAAATTTCTCATATTCTTCTTTACCACCAGATTCTTCATTGACTTCATAGTATCTACCTACAATATGTCCCATATCTTCATATAGTGCACTCATTCTTTCTTGTAATCCTTGTGCTTCATTTGCAATTTTACTAAATTGACCTGAGAGAGAACCTAAATCTTTCATATTACGATTGATTGTAATTTTATCAAACCATTCTTCGGTTTCTCTTAAGGTATGAGTTCTTGCAGTCTTTGCAATATTAGCTAACTTTTCAGCAACTGATCTTATATCATTTTCACGATAAATATGTTTACCCAAAGAACCAAAATTTCTAACATCTTCTAAAAACTGAGATTCGTCAATTTCTTGTTCTTCGTGGCCATCCTCGTGGTCTTCTGGTATTAAAGACGACAATCTAATATCAGAGTTCACATCTTCAGTAGAAATTTTAGTCTTAAACATATCAAGATTTGAAAAGGCTGGTTTATTAACTACCCCACCCACCATAAAATTTTCTACTATTTGTTTTAATTTAATTTTCTTTGACATTATATGTCTCCTATTATCTCAATTTGAGTATCTTCTAAATTTATCTCTTACTTTATGCCACAATTGCTTTATAAAATCTTCTTCACCAAAATGGGTTCTTCTAATATCCCCTTGATTAAGTCCTCTTACTAAATCCAATGCCTCATACTTATGACTTTTTACTCCATTCATCATAGTCTTAATTACTTTCTGTGATGCCTTTCCTAAAATCTGTGACATTACATTTAAATCTTTATCAACGAATTGTTGTGCTTCAGGTGAACTAAATGGCTTACCATATTCGGCTTCATCTAATTCAATTAAATGTTGTTTAAATTTTCTATGACTAAATTCTTCGTTAGTTGATTTTTTAGATTCATCTACTTCAATTCCATCTTTTTCAAGTAAAAATCTTTTAAATTCTCTATGACTAAAGTCACCCATTATTCACCCCTAATAATCTTATTAATCATATCTTCTGCTTTACAATATGTTCCACAAGTTCTTCCTTGTGCTTTAGTTGTTCTATCTACACCCTCAGACATTGGATACATAAAAGCACCTTGTGTAGAAGGATTAGATACGAAATCAAATGCTATCAATTCAAAATCTGGTTGTACTTGTTGTAAATCTTCTCCATCTGCTTCACTAACTGTTTCTACTGAACCCATCCCACGAGACGAAATTCCGAGTTTAATTCCTGCTTTAAATAATTCTTTTAATATATTACCACTTGGTGTACCCAATACTTCAACCGTACCAAGTAAATCATCCCCCAACCAATGCATCTCTTTAATATTATGTGAAACATTCTGTAGGTTCACCACAGATGAATCTGGGTGGTCTAATTCCCCCATAGCCCGACGTTCTTTAATATAGGTGGTTGTATACTTCTTAGCCTCTCTTACTAAAACTTCACGCGGATAAACTCTACCATTTTGGTTTTTAGCCTCTGCTCGTTGAAGTACACCTTTAACAATTAATTTACCATCATTTTCTTTTAATGATTCATTTATCTGTTCCGATTTTACTTCAAATGGTAGATAATCTACTAATAGTTCCTTGTTCATAATTATTTTATCCTCTTAGTGAGTGCCATAAATTCTCTCATAAATTTAGTTATATTCTGTTGATATGACCTTATTATTTTATTAGCCGTGGGTTTTTCACCACCACTACTTAAATCTTGTGCTAACTCATACATCGTATGACGTAAACGACTTTCTGCCTTACGTAAAGTCTTTATCTGTTTTTGTAATTTTTTATCACTAACAGGTGCCTCTATTAAAAGTTCAGAAGCCTCAAGAAAATCTTTTAATCCTACAGACATTAGTATAATTTACCAACTTTATTAGCTAATTTAACTAATCTCTCACTAATTTTACCTAATGCCTTATGAGTAGTTTTCCAATAATCTCTTGAATCTATGTTCAATTCATTTTTCAGTCTAACATTATATTGAACAGTTCTTTCTAATTCTTGTAAGGAATCACGAGTTTCTCTCATTGCTAAACCAATTTTTTGTTTAGGTGTTAAAGTCTCATCATTTCTATATTGATGATATCTGCCTTCTTTAACAACTTCATATCCAGTTGAATTGGTTGCCACTTCTTCTTCCTTATCCTTATCTTTCTTTTTCTTCGAACTAAATGCAAACGGTGTATTATATCCTGCAATATCACCAGTTTGTGTAATTTCATTAGTGCTTAATAATTCTCTAACAAATGCCCTAATATATTGTCTTAACTTATTTTCTGTCAAGGACATCTTCTAACTCCGTTATCAAATCATAATATCTTAATAAAGTTGTTAATTTCTTCTCAGTATTTTTATTTTCACTAATAGTATCTACAAAGTTAATCGCCTCTGTTAACTTAATTTTAGTAATATCATCATCTATAGCAGGTACAAGTTTTTTCAGATAACTTTTTATTTTACCCACCTCTACTTGTACAAATTCTCTTAATGAAGTAGCATTAGAAACATTATTAATATATTTTCTCAATACTTCTTTTTGTTCTGTAGATAATTTAGAATACTTTTTATTAAACTTTTCTACCATTAACTCATAAGCAAGTAATCTAACATCCTTTTCTTCAGTAGTTACTGGAGATTCACTAACCTTTTTATTAGGATTAGAGGAAATTAAATTTTCAACAATAGTATATCTTGAATCTACTTCTTCTTTTGGACTATAACTTTCGTTTGAAGTCTCAATAGAAAATAGTTTCCAAATGGAAGCCAATTGTTTAAAATTAGGGATTTTTGAAGTAAATAATGTTTTTACATCATAATCTTCTTTAATTTCTTTTATTAAATTAAATTTTTCCCTTCTAAGAGAGGCATTTGTAATTTGTGCCCGTTCTTTTAAGACGGCATCTACCAATCTGTTTGCACGTTCTTCAGAATTATATCGTTCTTTTGTTAAAATTTCATATAATTCTAACTCTTTACCTAATGCAGTATTTTTATTAAAATACTTTTTGACTAAATTTACAGATTTTGATTCTTTATTGCTCAGTATATCTGATGTTATTTGTCGAGTCAAAACTTCAAATAACACACCAGTATTTTTAATTTTACTGTGCTTCAACTTTTTAGACATATATCACTCCAATGATAATTATATTCACTCTATTATAAATATTAAACTTCTAAAATTTATATATATTACGATTTAGAATTTATTTCCTTATCATATTCCTCTTTTACTTCCTCAGACTCAGTTAATATCTTTGTATGAGGTTTAATTAATGTTCCCTTTAGTTTATCAACGTGGGCTAAAGCTAATGACTTACCATATTTAGGTGCTCCACTCCCACCTTTTCTTTTATCGTGTTTTCCTAATGGATCTCTTCCTCTTGCACTACCATCTTTTCCATAGTGAGGGCCTTCTTTAGGTCTACCTGCTCCCGGCTGTCCACCTTCTGGAGCTCCACCCTCATCTTCTAACTCATGACCAGTTCTTCCCATAGCTAAATCACTCGGTGTTCCTTGTGATTCACCAGATTTTGCTGGATCATTTCCTTCCGTTTCTATTTGTCCTCTTCTAAATTTTTGCTTAAAATCGAAAACAATACCTTCATCTTCTTTTTTAATTTCTTCTTCGGTGAATCCAAATATGTTTCTATAAATCCAATCTGTAGAAACTATACCATCTTGTAACATTGAAGATGCAAGTGAAGTTTTACTCGTCCACAACTCAATTTTTTCTTGTTCATATATTGTAGATGGATTTGTTAAACCTAAATCAAAATTAACTAAATCTGCGTCTGTATATCCTTGTACGTATAAATGTACAATAGCAATCTTTGTTAATTCACTAACAATAATTCTTTGTATTCTTTCAATCGTTCTTGCAAATCTAACATCTTCTGCTGCTAAAGTTGCCTTTGAACCAACTTGTTCTTCGTATCCAAGAAACGCCTTTGGAATCTTTAATGCTGCCATCAACTTATTTCTTAGATACTCAATATCTTCAACTGCTTCATAAGTTAATCCAGGTAATGAATCTATTTGTGTTCCACTATCTCCACCACGAACAGGTACAAAGAAATCTTCTGTTATGTTTTGCATATTATATCGTAAATTATAATCACCAGATTCTTTTTCTACTACGGGTGCCTTTTTCATTTTATTGATAATTTGTTGCATATAATTATCAACTTCGTTTGGTGGAATATTACCTATATCAATTTTAAATACTCTCTTTTCTGGAGCTCTCATAATTCTGTGAATCAACATAGCATCTTCCATAAGTGAAAGTTGTTTCCAAGTCTTTCTACCACCTTCAACCATAGCCTTACCATACGGTAAATAATTTGAATCTCCCAATAATCTAAAATGTGCAATTTCGAAATTTTCAAATTCTTGTTGAGTATGAGTTACTTTTGTCTGATTTGGATCTGCTGATTCTAATACAAACTTAACATATTCTGGATTTTCTGGATCAATTCCTTCTAATCTCACTACATCATAGCTTGATAACGGAACTACATTTTTAACTCCATATTTATCATCTATTTCTAAATGTAAAAAGAAATCTCCATACTTACACATATTACGAACCCAAGACCATAAATTAAATTCTACATTCAAAATATCATAAAATAAATTATGTAATATTTGTTTTATTTGATCATTATCACTATTGATTGTTAAAACATCACCATACTCGGATTTCATTGTTGATTCATCTGAATAAACATCCAATGCTGATGATATAATAGAATCACTATCCATTGATTCATAATCTCTAAATAACCCTAACCGCATTGAGCGTACCATTGCGGTATCTGAATATCCAGATAATCCTTTACCCGTTGAAAACAATCGTTGATATCTATCCACCAATTGTTTTTGTGGTAAATATTGTACTTTACTCGTATCTGCTACTTTTAATTTTCTTCCACCAACGTTTCTAACAATAACGTTACCTGAAAATAATCTAAACAGTCGAGCTCTTATTGATGTATCTGCCATACTTTCCTCTAATTAATTAACCATTCCAATGATTCTTTTTCTTTATTTCTATTTCCTACATCCCATTGCCAGGCATCCTGACCAGGGTTTTCATCTGTTACATATATACCAGGATTCATATCAATCCCCGCCAAACTTTTCTTCTGTAATTCTATTCCTTCGGCCCTCAATCTTAATGCTGTTTCTCTTATCCACAATCCAATACCAAATGACATTACTAAGTCATCATTGTATCCTTGCATAGCTTCAGCTTTAGTTCCGTTATATATAAATACGAATAATTCATCAATTAACCTCTGGGAATAAACTTTAACTGATTTTTCTCTAAAAAATTCTTCTAATTTAGAAATAACCAAAGGTCTTGTTTTTGTAGACATTGTAAACCCAGGAATCATTTGTTTTTCTTGTCTATAAAGTTTATTAGACATTTGTTTTTGTGTATCCACATATTGTAAATCTTTACTCATATAAAATAAGTTATCATATTCTCTATCTATTACTTGTTGAATTGCTGCCCACCCAATTGTGGCGTTCTCAATTACCAATAATGCGTTATTATATTCCTTAGATATATTTACAAGTAAGTTACCATAATCCCTTGTAGAAATCTTACCTTTATATTCCGCTACTTGTTTACAATCTTCTACTTCCATAACATGAAATGCCGAGTAGTCGGTCGCATCCCCCCTACTAACATCTGCACTCACAACATAATCTTTTGTATAATTTGGTTGTTCCCATATCCAAACATTATTATCAACTCCACGTTTTTCCATAGGGTCTTTTACCATAGTGGTTCTATATTCTTCTAAAATAACACCATCAACTACAGATTGACCAGAAGTGATAAAGTCACAATCACATTCTTGAGCGGCCATTGAAGGCCCCAATAATTTATCTTGTTCATCTCTCCAAGGTTGTTCTCTATCTGGATGTATAGTCCAATGAAGTTTAATCATATTCCAATTATTAGCACCATCTTCAGCATCTACCCAAGTTCTATGAAACCAATTACCAACACCATTTGGTGTAGAAAGTGCAATACATCTACCACCTAATGCCAATGTTTGAGATGCAGCAGTCCATATTGAATCTATTTTAGGAATAAATGCCGCCTCATCTAACACCAATAAAGATAGTGCCTCTGAACGACCTGCTTCATCTGAACTTGCGATTGCCTTGATTTGAGAACCATTTCTATATCTTAATGATAATTTATTATCTTCCACACAATTGGCCTTTAACCAACTTGGAAGATTTGCGTGCATTACACGAACTTTTGTTACTAAATTTTTAGCAGTATCTTGTTTGGTGGCAATTACTAATATGTTCTTATCTTGATGAAATGTCATCATCCATAATGCATATCCCGCAGTTAATGTACTGATACCTAACTGTCTTGCCTTTAAAATAACATTATATTCATTTTTTAATAAATCTTCAATTGTTCTTTCTTGAAAATCATACAAATTAAATGGTATTTTCCCTTTAAGTGGATGTTGAATTACGCAATACTTTCTTAAAAAATATACAGGAGATTCTGCACATTTTAAAAATTCTCGTTTTATTGCATTTTTTATATTTTTCTTATTATCCATTATTTAAACCAGTTGATACCTTTACCTATATTATATGCCGGTATTCCGACTATTCCTGCTCCATAGACAAAATATAACCATTTATTTTCATACCAAGATGGTTTTACTAATTTTACCTTCTTTTCTAATAACTTAATTTGTTCATCAGATAATTTAATTTGAGATTCATATAAAACTTTTAAAGAATCATCTTCTACTGACTTTCCCTTATAAATATCAAATAAACTGTCCTGATACGAAACTATTTTTGATAAACTTTCTACTTCAAATTGTAACTGTTTTATATTATTAGTTAAACTTATAGCATCCTCTTCGGTCAGAGTCATTTGTCCGAAAAGTGAACCAATTAGGAATAAGTGTATTATCCATTTCATTAGTCAAGATTATTTTAATTATCTATGTAGGACGTGAACTACACCAGTTGAACCAATTACTACTTTCCTTACACCAATTGGATAAAGTGTTTTAGTGGTAATTTGATCCGTATCTAATGTTCCACCACTAGCACAATGTATTACTACATTAGTAGCATTTTCAACAATAAATCCCGCACCAGAATTTGAACCTGTGGCATGAAAGGTAGTACTTGACGCCACCTCTGTTACCTTATTATAATCACCCAGTGCTAAATTGTCTGGTATTGCCATTTTAATCTCCTATTATTTTTTCTTAGCAAATTCTCTTAAAAAATCTTCAGCCTCAGAAATATCTTTTACTTTCTTTGTCTTAGAAGAACCTTTTTTTACTTCTTCTATTTCTTTTTCAAGTTTTTCTGCCTTTGTTTTTAATTTATCACTCTTTTTAGAAACAGATTTAGTGGCAGACTTAATTTGTTTCTTTTTTTTCTTTATATCTTTAATTTTTTTGTCTATCTTTACTATTTTCTTCTTTTTTATCTTAGATAATAGTTGAGATAATCCCAGAAAAAAAGTAAATATCCAAACAGGATTAATTTTTTTAAAGAATTTCCTGATTGAGTCCCTACTCATTAAAGACCACGTTTAATTTTAGCAAAGTATCTAATTAAATCACTTTTATCCAAATTTAACGCCTTAACTATTCTTGCCAGTGCTGCTACTTGTCTTTTTCGATTAAGATTAGCACCTTTAATAGCATCAACTGCTTTATTTAAATATCTTTCGGCTTGAGCGGGAAGTTTATAATCTTCTAAACCTTTACCGTCTTCCGTCATCACTTCCTTAATCTCTGTACGAATTATATTACGCAATTCATCTTGTGTCATAGTAAAATCTCCTAATTATCTATGTTAACATACATATAAATATCAATTAAATTGTTTCTTCTAAGTTTTTTAAATAATCTTCAGCTTCCACTAAAAGTTTTTTCATTTCTTCTCCATCATCTCCNCCCCACTTNTCTTCATCTACCGAATAACCATCCGCTCTTACCTGATTCAAAAATGTGACCGCATCTGGAGAATTTTTCCACTCTTCTATGGTTTGTTTTAAATCTTTGATATAAGACCGTTTATTTTCTCTAACTTTTGTTTTTTCATATTCTTCATAAGTACCATTTATTCTCATTTTGGTTTCTTCGTTTACCACACAATCATGACACCTACTTTGTAAATAATAAAATTTAGTATCTAACCGACTTTTCATTATTTTCTTACATTCTGGACAAAACCACGGCATTCTTGCTTCTTTTAATACATCTGCCTTTTCTGAAGAAATTTTTCGTTCTTCTTTCTCTGTTTCAGTAAGTCCTATTTTATCTCCTTGATATCCTACCATTATACGTTTTTCTGGAGACTTACCATCAAGAATTGATTGTAATGCTTCGTTTTGTCTTTGATTTTCTCTACTATATCCCATAATAACCTATACTCCGTATTGCCTTTTATATTTGTAATATGTCGGAATACTTACACCTAATTCATAGATGATTTCTGTTACTGACTTATTACTTTCTAATACTTTTATTAAATCTTCTTTTTTCACTTTCGGGTTTTCCTCATAATATCTTTTGTGAGCCAATCTCTGTTTCTCTCTATACTCATCACTTTTCCAAAGTTCTTTACTAACTTTAGAAACTCCTCTTGAAATTTTTTCTCTTACTTCTTTACTTCTCATTACTTCCTTATGTATCTTTGAGTTTCTTTGTGCTAAACTCATTTTCTTTTTTTGTTCTTTCGTTCTCCTTAAACCCAATGTTGCTTTACCACCTGCAACTGCATCATTAGTTAAACCACCTGGTGAAATATTGTATTCTGGTTTTAATTTACTAATCCAATATTTCTCTCTTTCATCTAATTTATCAATACTATCTACTACTTCTAATGTTTCAACAATAAAGTTTTCACCACCATACTTTTTGATAGCATTACTCAATATAATTCCACTACCTTTATAATAGCGATTATTATTTTGTCTGGTCTGTCCTATGTAGAACTTTCCATTCAATAAATTGGTTGTTTTATATATTCTATAATATCCCATACCTTTATATAAATATATAGGATACAAAAAAATGTATTAAAAGTTCACCAATCCCAAAATCTGGTTAATCGGAGCAAAACTTCCTGTGAACTTATAAGTATTACCTTTATACTTAAATACTATACCTTCTGACGGAACAATTGAAGATAATCCACCAATTGCTTCTAATTTTTCAAGTTGGTGTTTTAACGTAGCCAACTTTTTAACATCTTTACCTCGTTTTACCTGTTTTATTGCCGCAATTACATCTCTTCTTATCTTTTGTACCGTACTATCTCCCGAAACTGCTAAATATCCACTAATATTCTTCAATATTTGAGCACCCACATCAAAAAACAACACTTCAAATGGTTTCATATTCTGTTTTACCGTTTCTTGATGATCATTCTTATCAAATGATAATACCCANTCTAAAAAATCAGGAAATTTCTTCAAATCTTTTTTAATNGTTGGTATCTTATATGACTTATCAAAAAACGCCCATCTTTTAGTTAAATTAATCAAAACTTTATTCGATATTTTTGCACTATGTTGTTTTGTTGCGTTAAAGATAAATTCTTCCCAAAATGATTGATGATACATAGATAAAGTATCATTATCTTTTAATGCATATTCTTTTTGTAATTTATTTAATCTACTGATAAACCCAGCCTTCTTTTTTCCAAAATCTTGTACTTTAGATACTGTTAAAAATTGAGGTTTACCAATTTTATAATGTTTTTGTACGTGTTGATTAACTTGTTTAATCATACCTGCCAACATTCGTCCAGAACCTTTAAGTTCTCCAATTGCCTTCCCGCTATCATCATATTCTAATGCTCCGTGAAATACAATCTCTGCTTTATCATAATTGATTACATTTGATGATGCTGGATACATGACTTCAAGATTCATCCAATTCTTACCATTACCAAAAATCTTTTCTTTTTGTGCATCGGATAATCTACCGATAGATTTTCCCAAATCTTTCATTGCAAATACAAATGCATCTCTAATATCACCTCTACCTGCAAACTTAGATGCTACTCCACTCGTATCCATCGAATTTGCTCCAAAATTCTTTAGTTGACCTTTATTTCTGGCCGTGACTAATTTTCCATCTTTCCAACTAACCATTAAATTTTGACCATCAAGTTTCTCTGTAACATTATCTTCACGACTAAGATTTCCACCCAATCCTAAAGTAATAATGTTTTTTAAATCACCAAATGTCAAATTTTTATCATCAAAGGGATGATTCATGTGTCCATAGGCTCCACCCATTAATAATAACTCCTTTCCATTATCTTGTTTATCTGTAACTAATAAATTTACATATTCTTTTAAATCAAAAATATTATCACTATGAAATTTATCCATTGGTGATAATTTAAGCTTTTTTGCTCTTTTTGTATTTTGTCCAACTGAGTCTATATCAACTCCGGCCGATACGGGTGCCTCAACTGCCACTCCTGTATAATCTTTACCATCGGGAGTAATTCCGTTCCAATTAAGAACTTCCCAACCCAAACTACTCATTATAAATTTTATTCTATCTTTATATGCCTCTATTGGATTTGTCTTACCAAATCTTTCACCGTAGGCTCCAGCTCCTTTTTTACCATATGCCACTGCCGGAACTATGTTTTTTGAAGTTGTATAATCAAGTCCTGGATCTTTTGCAGAATCACTTATAATATAACTCAATAAATCCCAACCCGTATCATTGATTTGTTCATGAGAATACATATTTTCAATCCAAGACTTTGTAACTCGTTTGTAATCCTCAAATCCATCATAAAATGTTGGTGGGCCGTCATCCGTAGGAAACATACCACTATTAGCAACTTCTTTTAATAATTTTGGTATAATATTTGGATTATTAACTAAAAACCCATCATATACTTCAAATAATTTTTTAAATTTATTAGTCATCATTTGGAATACCCCTTTATCAAAGTATCCGAATGCCTTTTTAAATAATTTTTCTCTATTCTTTTCAAATTCAGGTGAACCAAGTAGTTGTCTTATAGTAGTTCCACTTACTTCCTTTCCACCAACTCTAACTGAAACGTGTGGTGCTGTATGAATGTATCCGTGTTCCTCGTATCCACTCATGTTATTTTTATTCTTTTTATAATCTTGATAATAAGTTTTTCCACCACTTTTCTTTGTTCCACCCGTTAATCTATCGGCGTCCTTTTCACCAAATATGTAAATTACTGCAGTTGTTTCTTCATCAAATTTATTTAATGTGTTTTTAGCAACATAAGGTGTTCTTTCTTTTATAATACGATTAGATGGTATACCCATTTTTTTCATATGACGAACTTTTTCCTTAAAGTTCATTGGATGTCTTGGTGGTTGTTTTATATCAGATGTAGTGATATATGCTACATCAACTTGTTTTTCTAACCATTTATAGGTTTTCAAATGGTGGGGCCCAAACGGTTGAAACCGTCCACCGTATACACCTACGACTTTTTTAATTTTTGATTTTTCTTCTATCACATTAGTTGTGGCTTCACTTTTCTCACTAATGGAATATACAACATTTTTAGTATATAAGTCAAGCGTTTTATTAAGTTTTTCAACAGTCACTCCAGTATCTTTAATTGCACTTTTCTTCTCTGCCTTATCTGTAGTAACGTATGTGTCGTATTTATCACCTGGAGAATGTTCATATTGACGAACTTTTAATTTAATTTTTGATTCATAATCGCTTGGTAAAGTATTCTCAATTCCTAAAAATTTAACCGCTCCTGGTATCAAATATAAAGTCACTTCTTTTTTATTTAAATTCATCATTAACTGACTTGATGTCCAGAGTTTATTTTGTGCCCTAACTAAATCATATTTGGGGCCTTCATTTTGTTTATGATTATAAAACGATGGAAATACCTTCTTGTAATCTTTTTCTTTAGTTAATATCTCTAAAGAATTATTCAATCTCACTACAGAAGAATGTCTATCTGTTCCACTAGTATATCCTTGTTCTGGATGATAAATCCCGTGATTTGACTTAACTACTGGTTGTTTTAAATCTTGTATTTTCACATAAGGACTAACTCTACTTGTATTTTCTATTTCAACTAATTTATTTCCATCACTAATTAATGTATGTCCCTTAATACCACCATGATATGTTATAAGTGATTCAACTGCATCTTTTAAAGTCGTTTTAGAAAGTGCCTCTCTGATTCTTACACCATCTTTAGACATAGCCTTCTTTTTCTTTGCTTTATCAAAATCTTTCTCATCTCGTTTTACAAATAGTGCTGAATTTACAATTCCTATTCCATGAGAATTCATTCCTTCTGACCAATCTGTATCTTGGTCTATCATATAACATAACTCCACACCATAACCAGTTAGTTCCCTAACTACTTTTAGATTTGGATTATAATTTCTATCTCGGTTTTTACCTATTACAATATCATCACCAAATTTTTTGGCTATTGCAATACATTCATCTACTTTACGATATTCATCATCTTTTCGTTGTTTATCTAATTGTTTTTTTACTTTATTAACTTTCTTTACACTTGGTGCACCACCAATAGATTCTTTTCTAAAAGTTCCAAATTTTGGTTGACCTGATTTTTTTGTTCTTTTTCCACGACTAACTAAATTTTCATCATCTGGTGAATTAACGGGTGTGGGTGCCTGATTATCAAGATAATTTGGTGGATTTAACATCTCGGTTGTAATCTTTTGTTTATCTAACCACTTTTTAGCCTGTTTACTTTTTATTGGTTTTTTAATAAATTTACTAATTCCCTTTCTAACCAACATATTGAATTTTCTCTGTGCTTGTTTTGGATTCAAGGTAGCATTATTATCTACTAACATAAAGTTAGACCCACCAAATAATCCTTGAAAGTATGCCATATTTTTTTGAACATTATTCCAATACTTTTCTACAAGTTCAGATGGTAAAACTCTATCTCTTAATTTATTTCTCATTTGTGCAACTTCTAATGAAGTATTAACAAATACCATATAGGTATCATAACCTAAATCAATCAATTTTTGTCGTTCTTTTTTTACATCTGAAAATTTATGACCAGTACCATCAATAATAACACCAAGTCTACCTTTTGAATATAACTTTAATCTTTGTTTACTCAATGCTTTAGCGTGTGTTCTCACTCCCATATGTGCACTATAACTTGGGTCTGTAATCTGTCTAAATAAATCATTTGACATATTATCTAAATCTGTTGTACCAAAATACTTTTTCAAAAACATTTCTAATTCTGTATCTTGATTAACAAGTTTTAATCCGTATGCTGAAGTGGTTAATTTATCGGGTATTCCAAACAATCCACCAGCAACATATGACTTTCCACTACCTGGCCCACCTGCAAGAAATACTGCTTTGAATATTCCTGGATCATTTTTTCCTTCAAATAAATCATCTGCTTTCCAAATATCTTTTGGGTCTTGTGCCATATCTAAAACTTGTATTCGAGCTTTCGTAACTCCGTGTTTCTTAGTTAATATTTTTATTATCTTTTTAGCTTCGGAATGTGATTTAGCCTTTGTATAAAGTATATCTTCGTGTTTCTTACCTGGAGGAATACCCCAAATTACAAATTCTTTTTTACTTTCATCTATAGTATCTTCGTCAAATATATTAACTGTTTTATGTATTCTGAATGTGGCAGCTTTTCTACCATTGATAGTTGGCATGCCGTGGTCATCTTTACCAATATCTTTGATTTTCATTTTCTTGTTTTTAAATTTACCAACAAGAATAGTATCACCAATATTAACTGGTATATTTATATCTTCTTCTATCAGGGGTTTAGTTAACCATTCAGTTAATTTATTCACTTGTATTTTCCGTTAAGTTATACTGAAAGTGCTCTCTTATACCATCCAAATATAAATCTCTCTTGTTCTGGTTTTCTATTCACTAAATCATAATAGTGTTTTAGACGATAACAACGAACTCTATCTACAGATGGATTATATTTTGACAATGCTGCCTTAGTACCTGGCCCAAATCCTCCATCGACTGATATTTTACCACCCTTACCATTGATTGCACTTTGTAAAATCTTTACTGCTGTTCTTCTACCTTGATTTACACACATATCAAAATAAATATGTTTTAAATTATCAGATACATCATCTATTTTATTCTTATCCCAATAATCTTTTTTATAGATTTCTTTAGCACCTTCTTTAGTAAGGTTCTTGATATCTACATCAGGATAAAATCTCTTTGCTATACCAAAATTGGTTTCGCCCCCTAAATCACTCGGATCGTGAACATATCCACCCTCGTGTTCTAAAGTTANNTCNATTATTTCATCAAANGTANTTAGTGTTTCATTATTTGCCATAAATAACCTCCGTATTAAATTAAATAGCTTTTTTAATATGTTTAGATTTTCCATTCGTTAATTTTTCTTCTTGTTTTAATTTTACATCAGGTTTCCCTGTCAATTTATATCCAAGAACTTCTGCATTACTCATTCGAACCTTTTCAAATTCAGCTCTGTCCTTCTCATTCAACTCTCCACCAAACCCCTCATGTATCACTCGTTCAAGTTCTTCACCAATCATTCTATGTATAGCTGCTTTTGTTATTTTCATTTTAATCCCACCCTGAATGATTTTTTTCTAAGTGTCTATAAATCATAGTAACTATTTTTTTGAGAGTCTGTGCATGTTTTTTTAATTTTGCATCTTTTCTAGTATCAGTATTTCTTCCAACAAACCACTCAAAATTTTCAACTGCATCACCAAGTTCATAATATGCACTTTTAAGATTCATTTGTTCCTTTAACAATTCTTCTCTAATGATTTCTCTTAGTTGTGTTTTAGTTATTTTCATTTTACTTTATTTCCTAACAATTTTACCCATTCGTCATATTTTAATGAGACTGAACCTGTCCTTATGTTTCCATAATTAATGTTATCCATATCTCTAGCTCTACCACCACCGATTACTTTCAATGCCCTTTTTCTAAAATCATTTGGTATTACATCTTTTCCGGATCTTGCTACTCTTACGTCAATCCAGGGATTGTGGTTTGCCTGTTTTATAACTCTAACCTTTACAGGTATTTTAAGAAGTCTTCTCATATATGGTTTTAATTTTCTTGCGTATTTCGGATATTCTGACCATTCTTCTTTTGAAATTTTTTCATTTACGGATTCTTTAAGTGGTTTTCCATTTCTCAAAACCCTCTTAATAAATTTTACTCTTATTTGACTATCAAAATTTGCAT